TTGCCCACCCCTCGGAAGGCCATGAGAACCTGCCTCCGTGGCCCGTTCTGGACCCAGTCGGCCATCTCGTACTGGACCTTGGTGGGCTCGGGGAGCCCGATGGCGTTCCAGGTGAGGTAGAGGACGTTGCGGAAGTCCTTCAGCCTCGGGTCAAGGTTGTCCTGCAAGCGTCAGGTCCCGAACTTGCGCTCGACCTCTGTGTCGAAGGGGAGGTTCTGCGCCAGCCGCAGCATGGGGGTTCCCTCGAGTGCCGCCTGGTCGATGCAGTTGTCCTTGAGCATCTGGCGGGCGACGTTGAGGTCAGCCGGGGTGGCCTCACCGGACTGGATCCGGCGCACCAGTTCCCCGCAGAGGAGGGAGTGGAGGTCCTTGAGGACCTGTTTGTCAGCCATTGGCGACGTAGGCGATCAGGGTGTGGTTGCTGCCGATGGCCGCCGAGGTGCAGACGCGCATCAGCGGGAAGCCCTGGACGACCTTGACGTAGGTGCGGTAGCCGCCGTTCGATGTCCAGTCAGGGGTGACCCCGACAGGGAGGGTCATCGCGGAGACGAGGAAAGAGTCGATGGTGACCCAGTCCACGCCGTCGAGGGAGCCCTGGAGGGCAACGGTGCCCGAGGTGGTCGGGGTAGCCGTAGCGGTCGCCTTGACCTCCGCGACGAAGACGCTGGTGTAGCCAACGACGGGGCGGTAGGCGGTCGCGGTTCCGGTGATGGCCGATCCAGCGGCCTGGTTGACGAGGGTGACGGTCTGCATGTGGTTACTTTGAGAAGAGGTGGATGAGGAGGGACACGGCAGCCGAGACTGCCCCGGCTCCCCCGATGATGAACGAGCGGGCGTGTTCGAGGTCCCGCAGGCGGTTGTCGTGGTCCTTGATCTGCTCCTGCTGGTGGCCCTGCATGGAGAGCAGGGAATCGACCTTGCCCTCGAGACGACCGATGGCGAGGAACAGCTCGTCGTGGTGCTGCTGGGTCATGGTCAGCTCAACCGGAGGAACCACATGCGCCAGGAGGCCTGCGTCCCGGCGGTGCCTGTCCCGGAGTCCGTGAAGTTCGGTTCGTTGCCCCAGCCTGCACCGGACGCACCCGTGTACTTGAAGTAATAGAAGCTGTTGGCGGCGATGGTGATCTCGCCGCCGACTCCGGTTCCCGGGTTGTATTCGTCGTCATTGGGGTTCAGGACCAGGAAGCCCCACGGGTTGAGGACATCGTCCGGGCTCGGGACGTTTGATACTCCCGTGAGGCCCCACCTCGACCGGCTGTACATGAGCAGGATCTTGATGGGGTTGGAGGTGTTGTTGTTGATCCGGAAGAAGTTCTGCCCGCTGTTCTCGGCGAATGCGTTTGTCGCACTCTTGTAGGTGACGACGTTGAGGCGCGAGTTGACCGAGTTGGACAGGCGGCACTCAACCTGCACCGTGGAGGTCGAGACGACCGTGGCCGTGATTGGGTTGATGTTCCAATCCATGAAACCCTTGGAATCGACGTAGCCCTTGGTGGCTGCATCGGAGACATTGACCGGGGTTGCGACCGACGTGACGAGCTGGCTGCCCATGCCCACGGAACCAGTCGGGGTCGCCATCTGGTCGAGGCGGTTCGTGCGGACAGCCGTGGTGAAGTCCGTGATCTTGGACGCGGTCAGGTTCGGGATGTCGGCAGCGGCGAGGACACGGAAGTCGGGGATGCCGGCTCCGTTCGACGGTGCGGCAAGCACCTTGTTCTGGTCGAACTTGGAGAACCCGACGTTGAGGTCACCGGAGCTGAGGATCGGTGAGTTGCTTACGGTGAAGATGCTGGGCATCGTCAGGCCCACGCTGGTCACGGTCCCCGAGGACGGCCCGAATGCCACCGAATCGACGTATCCCTTGGTTGCGAAGTCCGTGGATGCGCTTGGGTTCACCCCACCGACGATCTTTCGTCCTCCTGCGTTCCACACGTTGTTCACGGGGTCCAGGGGCAGACCGTTGGCACCCACGTCGTTGGCCTCCTGGGCGACGTAGAGGTTGTTGAGCATCGCCGTGTCGAGGTCGGATGCCGTGAGGACGTCTCCATCCTCGAAGTCAACGAGGCGCGTTGCCGCCGTGGTCGGGGTCTGCCGCTCGATCCGGACGTTGTCCCCTGCGGCTGCCCCGGATTCCAAGGTCACCGAGGGTGCGCTGAGGCTCCCCGAGACGGTTGCTTTCGTCACCAGGCTCCCGTTGAGGTAGACCTTGATGTGCGAGGACTGGAGTGCGGCCCCGCCGGGGAACGTGACGGGACCGAACACGGTCTGGCCGTTGGTGGCCGTGTAGGTGACGCTTGCGTATGGCATTGTTGTGGTTCTCAGCGGAGCATGGAAGCCTTGACCTCGCGGCTGTGAGCCACGGCCCTGGCGAGTTCAGGGGATTCCTGCATGAGCTGCTGCATGGCAGCCCTGCGGTAGTTGGAGACGTATCCACGGACGAGGGACACGCGGGGTGAATCGAGGTTGTCCTGTCCCATCTGCGGGAGCTGCCGGTAGAAGGGGCTCTGGATCAGGGAGGAGAGCTGGTCCTTGACCGACTTGCCGTTGATCCGCATCTGGCCCGTGAGCTCCTGGAGGCGGTCGTAGGCGGACTGCCCGTTCTTGAGCTTGATGGCACGGAGGTCGATGCCTCCCGGCAGGGTGCTCCGGGGAGCCCCGACCGAGATGAGGCTGTCCGCCAGCTCACGCTTCACGGGATCCTTGGTGCGGCTCGAGGCGGTCCCGGGGAGGAACATGCTGCCCCACCCTTCGTTGCCCTTGAGGGGTTCCCCGAGGGCATTGCGGACCTTGTCCACGGAATCCCCGTAGCCGGGGAGTCGCGCACGGATGGCATCCATCATGGAGCGGACCTCGCGGACATCGGGGTCCATGCCGTAGGTCTCTGCCTGGGCAAAGACGTTGGGGACGATGGCACCCGCGTACTGGCGCTGGAGCCTCTTGAAGTCGTTCTCGTCGCCCGTGAGGGCACCGAGGGTGGTCACGATGCCCCGGAGGTAGCTCTTGTTGGTGACGTTGTTCGCCACCGAGCCGATGACCGCCGTGGCGATCTGCATGACGGCATCCTGGTCCTCCGGGGACGGGTCGTAGGTGTTCGAGGCGATCTCGAAGGTGTCCGCGACCAGCCCGAGGAAGGTGGCGATGGGGTCGTTCCTGCCGTAGGAGACGTAGGTGTCCCCGAAGCGGAAGGAGTACGGCATCCACCCGGAGGCGAGGAGCTGCTTCCGGAGCTCGGGATCCTTGGGACCCCTGCCCGTGACCATCCCGTTGGCGGCAAGGGCGATTCCCGTGGTGTAGAGGAGGGTGCCCGTGGCAAGCCTTCCGGTCGCCTCGGCAACGGCCTCCTTGTCCCCGGCACGGGCAGCCTGCACCCAGTCGTACATGCGGCCAACCGGGTTTCGGTCGGTGACGAACGCCAGGAGGTTCGTTGGGGTGCGGATGAACGGCACCACCAGCTGGAGGGCCGGGACGTGGCTGACGGCACTTGCGGTTGCCTTGCCGATGTTGCCGACGAGGCGGGTGCCGTAGACCGATGACTCGGCCATGTCGTCGTACTCGCGCTTCCAGGTTGCCTCGCGGACACGACGCTCGATCTCAGACGACGCCTTCTGGAGGATCTTGTAGTCCTGCCCGGTCTGTCCCTGTAGGTTGGCCCCGAGGCCGGCCCCCATGAAGTCCTCATCGACGTAGGCATCCCAGTTCTGGTCCACGAACCGCTGGACCTCCGGGATGAACATCGGGTTGGCCCGTGACTTCCTGCCGGCGGCATCGAGGCTCTTGAGGAGCACCTCGGAGTCCTTGGACTTGCGGAGGTCGCCCACGGCCTTGACCTTGCCACCCTCGACGGCCTGCGAGTAGAGCCGGGACACCTCGGCCTGCACGGCGGGATCCTTGGCATCGAGGCCCTTGGCGGCTGCCACGGACTCCTCGAGGGTCTCGCGGAACGCAGCGGGGAGGTACTTGTCCCGAGCCAGCCTCATGCCACGCTCGAGGGTGGTCCTGCGGGTGTAGAGCTGACCGTCCACGAAGAGAAGCTTCTTCAGACGCTCAACCTCCGTGGACACCTGAACGGAGGTCATGGGGAGCTTGCGGTCCTGCGCGACGATGCGGCGGAGGACGACGTCCGACTCAGCCCGTGCCATGAGCGTCGTGAAGAACTCGTCGGAGGAACCCATGAACCGCATGGGGAGACCGACGACCTGCCCGACGAAGTCCACGGCGAGACCTGCGATGGTCCTAGCGGAGCCTCCCGTGGCAGGGTCGAAGGCGTTCAGCCGTGCGAAGTTCTTGCTCGAGATGGCCCGCTGCGGCTGGAACTCACCGAACTGGGTGTTGCCGCGACCGAGGGTGATGGAATCTCCCTCTTCCTTTACGGACAGCCACAGGGCCGTGAGGGCATCTCCGGATTCAGCCCAGTATCGGGTGATCGTCGAGAGTTCCTTGGCTGCCTGCGTCCCCTGCCCTGCAAGGAGGCGTCCGGTGCTTCTTTCAAGAGGCAGCATGAGGGCCTCTGCGGCTGACCACATGTTCACGAAGATGGTCTTTGCTCCGCTCAGGATGGAGTTGCGGAACGCTTCTGCACCGATCCTGAAACTCTTGGAAACGACCTTTTCGGTGAGAACGCGGGCAGCATCACGCCCGGTCTTCGGATCCAAGACGAGGAGCTGGAGGACATCCGCGAACCGCTCCTGGAGGGCAGCCTGCTGGCTCGGGTTCAGCTCGTTGTAGGAGCGCATGATGCCCTCCCAGTTGCCGAACGCCTGAATCATCTGAAGGTTCTTGCCGAGGTAGGACTTCACCGTTCGTGATGCCCCGGCGACCAATGTGAACGCCTGCATCACTTGGTCGGTGTCGGCCCTGCCCGAGCGGAGAGCCTGCAACGCCTGGTAGCGCATGGCCGACTCAAGGCCGAGGAGGAACGGAAGCCTCCGGTTCAGCTCGGCGGCAGATGCCACTCCATCGACCACCACCTTGTTGATCTCGGCGGCGTTCAGTCCGCCGCTGTCGAGGGCTGCCTTTACGTTGGCCGCAGCCTGCTGCTGCGCCAGCTTGTTGGAACCCTTTGGGGATGCCGGCCCGAACGAGTCCAGGTTGCCCTCGGCCTGATTGATGGCGATGAGGGCTTCCGCGTAGGAACCCGGAGATCCGTCCTTGGTGACCGGGCGGAGGTTGATGACACCGGCTTCCCGGAGTTCCTCGATCTTGGCAGCGACCGCATCCACGCCGGCCCCGGTGTTGATGAGGTCCTCGAGTTGCCTGACGGCGGCTGAGGATGCTGCTGGTGCGGACAGGCCACGGGCATCGTCGAGGCCGAAGTTGGGGCCTCCGACGTCTCTGGCCTCGGCATCCCGCATGTACCCAAGCCGCCTGTCGAAGGACCGATCAAGGCCCTGGGCGACCTCGGGAGCCTTGGCGTACCGC